AGCTTCTGATATGACATCGAGGTCTTCTGGATGATGTCTTCTGCCTCTTTGCGCTTGGCAGCGGTTTCTTGAGACTTACGTGTCAGACTAGCTTCTTGTCCGTAGAGCCTTTTAAGTTCCTTGATGGATGCCTGTTTGATCTCGCCGTTGACAGGTATTTCAACCAAAGTCTCATCAGTAAGTTCTTCGAACTCTTCTTCTTCTGATGCTTCTTCGGCCTCATCCTCGGCGGTCTCTTCTTCGTCAGGGTCCTCAAGGTTCTCTTCAGTGTCCTCTTCGGCTAAGTCAGTCTCGTCTTCTTCGTAATCCTCAAAGGCATCTGTCTCGTTGATGTCGTCCTCTGAGGTTGCCTCTTCGTCCTCGCGGTCGGGTAGACTTTCGTCGTCCGACCAGCGGCCCAAGATGGCATCTGCCGCATCTTCGACATCGTCGAAGGTGGCACGTTGAGGTTGATCTTGTTGGTCGTTTCTCATGGACCTATTCTTCCTCTTGGCTGTTGTCGCCTGCTTGTTCGCTCTCCATGATTTGGTCCCTGACAGCTACCTGCTGGTTCAAGGTGTTAACCACGTCGACAAGTGCGCGATAATGGTTGTAAGTACGCTCTCGGCTCTCTGCCTCGTCTGGCTTTGAGTTTACGAAAGCATTGTATGTGGCCTCGACCAAACCGTTGATGGTCTTGGTAAAAGCTTTGTTACTAAGTAATTCTTCTGCGTTGTCGCCTAAGCTGATCAAGCGCTCCTGTTCATCGGTACGCATGTTGCTCTCCTTTTTTATGTTTGGCCTTCCGGGGCAAAACCTTGGTCTTGCTTTTGATCACGCGCTGCCGAAACTTAGGGGTCCTCAGGACCCGCGCTACAGGGTTCCGGCGGCGCATCTCATGTTAGCCCGTTGGGCTGGCAATCGCTCTCACGTCATCTGCGTTACGGGCGATCTCAAGTTCAGCGGTGTCGACCATCCGCTTGTGCTCAAGCTGGGCCTCTTTGAGGTCCATGTTGTCACTTTGGATAGCGAAGTTGCGCTGCGCTTTCATTTGCTCAAGCTCAAGTTTCAACTGAGCAATCTGAGCGTCTGTCTGTGCCTTCAATTCAGCGACAGCAGTTTGCCGCTCTTGGATCTCAAGCTGCTTCTGTGCCATCTGCATCTGCATGTCTTGTGCAGGGTCAGGCTGAGGCGGCTGAGGCTGAGACAGGAAGTCGTTTACGTTCTTAATGCCGTTGTTCTCTAGAACGGTGGACATAAGCCTATAGGCGTTCTCAGGCGTGTACATCTGGCTGAGAATTGGGTCCTGAGCCATCAAGCCGTGTATCGCCAGATACTTCTGGGCCTCTTGTTCTTGCTCTCCGTAGCCCAAATGCATGTCGACCTGTACGTCACGCTTGTCGGCCCATGATGCTGGGTTGACAGGGACGAAGCTACCGGCAAGCTCGACGATCTTCTGCTCGTCTTCGTTTTCAACGACAAGCTGGTAGATCATCTGATAGAGTGGCTTAAGGAAGTTGTTTGCAAAGTTACGCGCAATGATCTTCTGGCGTTGCTGAGACATGGTCGCCAGTTGTTCGACCATAGCAGCGCTGTTCTGTTTGCTAATGGCATCCTTATTAAGGCCCTGAGACAGCCTAGAGACGCCTGTGGTGTCCTCTTTGTCTTCGTCCAGCATCTGAATGGTCTGGAAGATAAACGGGTTGAGAGCCGCCTGCTGCATCGGCTGGATAGCGTCAGGGCGTGTCACATTCACAATGCCGCCCACGCGGTTGTCGATGAGTTCTCTTGGGTTCGATAGGCCACCTTTGGTAACGACATAACGTGGGTTATTCGTAATCATCGCATGATCGAGGATCGACCGTGTGAGGACCGTTCTGGCGTTCTGAATGGGTATTACTTTGGCACCGAAGTTGGAACCATAGAAAGCATGTGCAATCGGGAGCGGAACAAACGCAACGAAGGGTCGACGCTGGCAGAGTTCGCACTCTAGTAGGCTGTTGCCTGCCTTAATGACTTTGTAGAGGTAGGCTTGTCCTTCGCCCTCTTTGTCTAGCATGATGTAGGCTTCGTAGACCGTCACCTGACGGACGACATCCTGATAACCTTTGGCATTGAAGCCACGGTCACTGCCTATGTTCTCATGACGTGCAAGGACCTCAGGATCTGTCTCTAGGTCAACATCGTCATGCTCTCCAATGTTCTCCAGAAGCTTCTCGTCGTATCCCATCTCACGAAGCTCAGAGAGTGTCTTTTTATAGCGCTGCGCACAGAACGACACCGAATCCAAAGACTTGGCTTGTGGTTCAATTAGGAACTCTTCCGGGGCGACAGCCTCGATGCAAACCTTGGACGTGTCCCTGTATATACGGATGTAGCCACTGTAGTTCCCAAGCGCGTCCTCTTCGACCTCGTCGATCTCGACCATCTCGTCGGCAATCATCATGTCGAACTCTTCGCCGGGGACGTTTTCTATCTGCTGCAGAACGCTGTCTGTAGACGGCTCATAGAACACCTTTGCAATACCGGCGCGAGCCACCAGACCATCGTGGATGACCGTCTGCATAATCTCGAAGAGGTTGTTCTGGCGGTTTGCTACATAGTCGACATAAGAGGTTGCCACCTCAGCCATTGGCACGTCTTCGGCGTTCTGTGGACTGAAGCGCACCGTTTTGTATCCGGTGGAGAATGTTTCCAGAAGTGCAGCCTTCATGCTTTCGACAGCATCGTAGACGTCCATAGAAACATACTTAGAGTTACCATCGTGCGCTGGGCGTGGAAGAGCCGCATTGTAGTGGTCAGTAACCTTACGGCGCTCACGGCTGATCTGGCTGTCATAATAGCCGATAGACTTGCGCACATTGTCGTCGACAAGAGCGACGATCTGCTCGTCTGTAAGCTTTGTATATTCTGCCATTTTAGACCATTTCTATGTACATATCATCAGTGCTTTCTACAGGCTCCCAAGCGCCCTCATGGACATGGTTTGCCAAGGCGAGGCTCATGACACAGTCGTCATAACACCCAGCTTCTGCTTCCATCGCTCCGCTCTCTGTCACGATGTACGTCAGCATTTCTCGAATTGTTGTTTTGTCGTTCAGTTGCAGTTCGCCGTCTCTAACTGCTGCCCTTAGCTGGTCGATAACCAGAGGCTTAGTTTTAGCAGTTGTTGCGAAGCCCAGTTTCGTACTTTCCCGATCTGTGAGCTTATCCACTTCCGTAGTCTGGTAAAAGTTTGGATAGGCCAGATCCTTAGCCAAGCGGGTACAAGTGAGAATGCCATGTGAGTTGTTCTCCACGATTATGAAGGCTTCATTGAAGAAGTCACCTAAGTGCCAAAGCACCGTGGCAAAGTAATCAGGGTGCACATGGCCTCGCCAAGTTGCGACCTGCCTCTTTTTGCTGTCCAATACTTGAGCGACTGAATAGTCACCATTGCGCACACCCATGGCGACATCGGCACCTATGACGTACTGCTCGCCGGGGTCATGCTGCCGGTATAACGTAAGTTCGCCCCTGACATGGTTGTTCCACTCGTCCTGCTCAAGGGCTAGACGGGACACCGGATCTGCGGCACTGCCAAGTGTTTCCTGCAGTTGTTCCGGGTTGAACACGGGACGACCAGTGGTCAGGAAGGCTTCTTCTGGTTCAGAGGGATATTCCTGTCGAAACAGATCGAGGCCGTTTTGGGCGATCTTACGGCGACGAAACATAAGCTGCTCGTCGCTTAAGCTATACTTCTCGCATAGCTCTTCTTCTTCCGGAGTACGAAGGAAGTTCTCTGGGACATTCTCAGCGTACTCCGGGTTGATGTACCAAGGTATAAACACCGGCACATATCCATTGCTGCCATCTACGGCACCCTTCCAGAGATCATAGAAGACACCAGTGACACCGTTGGCAGTACTCTCGACAAAGATGGCAGTGCCTCTGGTGTTAGGCACCGCTTGTGTCAGAGAGTTCCAGTTGTCGGCTGCAGTCGACTTAGACCAGAAGGCAAGCTCTGAGGCGTGGACGTGGGTCAGCGTCTCGCCCCGACCAATGGCGTCACCACCAGCCGTAGCCACGACATAAGAGCTATCGAGGACGTCAAACGATAACTCGCGGCGACTACTGTACTTGGTGTGAGGCTTCAGAAGCTCAGGACAGTTCTCATGATAACGCTTTGTCATATCGAAAAGCGCACGGGTACTATCAGAGTGATGCGTGATAACCATGGATTTACACGCAGCCCTCTGAGAGACGCTGAAGTATAGATAGCCGCCAACATAAGTACTGAGGCCCTGCTGACGGGCTTTCAAGATGATAATCCTGACCTTGCCTTCAGAGGCCATCTGATCTTCGACGGCCTTCTGTAGGATCTTCTGGGCAGGGTTTAACTGAAGAGGCTTTACGTTGCCTTCTTTGGTTCTGATCTTGAGAGCAGACCGGGAGTAGAAATCGAAGTCAGTGTAAAGGCGTTTCCGGATCTTCGTTAACTTCGGGTCCATCGAATTGCTCTTCCTCGTTGTCGTGATGTATCTCTGCAAGAAGCAGAGACGCTAAGAACTCTTCTGCTTTGCCGACAGAAACCTCTGACTTGGCAACAGGCTTGCTCTTAGTAAAGTCTAGGATCATACGGGCGGCTGCGAGTTTCTCTCTGGCCTGCCCCGGTTCACGCATGATGATGACGGCTGTTCTGAGGGCCTCTTGGGCTAACTCATCTTCGACACCGAAGTCTTTCTTCATAATGTCGACGACAGTCTCTGCATCTTTCATCGCTTGTTTCCTTATTGGTATCATCATTTCGCGAGTGTAACCGTCAGGCACACCCTTGGGGCGTCCGGGGTTTTTACGTGGCTTTGTTGCCCACGCTCTTCTTTGTGCGCGTCCTTCTTCCGTTTGCATCATTCGCCAGAAGTGGTTCTTTTCCTTTGGGTTCCCCTTTTGGGGCATCTTCACCACTTTTGGGGGTTTCTTCTGACGCCGCGCTCTTGGCTGCTTTTCTGTTGTCATCCGGTCTGTGCCTCAGTGATATGTCCGTAATGATACGAACTGAATGTGGAAACTGACGCTCGTACATTGCAAAAGGGATGTTAGAGAACATCTCCCAAATCATCGCACCTTTGTCGTCTTTAGATAGCGTCTTGCTGGCCTCGATATCCTCAAAGCCTTTCATTGCAGACATAAGCTCTATCATCAGTTTCATTTAAAGCTCTCCTTTAGTGTTCATCATTATGCTGCAGTCAGCATCCCCGGCATGGGCGACAGTGCACCGGGCTGCATCATTGGTTGCTGCTGTTGCTGCTGTTGTTTCTTCTCTTCGTCTTCAGCATCTTGAGCAGCCAAGATTGCCAGCATGACCGCGACAGATACTGCGAAGGGGTGACTGTAGAACTGGATGTTTTTGTTGCCTGCCTTACGAAGCTCACCGCTAAACCACTTTGTAAAGTTAGGCATGACCTGCTTGGCAAGCTTGGGGTTCACTAAGTAGACCCAAGCACCATCCACTGTTAGTTCAGCTTTGCTGCGGATGTAGTTCTTGTATTTGTCGAGTCTGTCTTCGTAAGCCATCTGATCTTCGGGCGTCATCTGACCGCGTCTCTGGGCAAACTCCTCAAGCTGCCTGTTTAATACCCTGACAGGTCTTCTGTCTTTTGGATTGCTCTCAAGGTAGACAGAGATGTTGTTCTGCAAGTTCTTTAACTCAAAGATAATCTCACGCTCTAGGCGTGTGCGTTTACCTTGGGGCTTCTCAAGCATTACACCAATGGCATTCTCAATCGACGGTGTACCGTTGCCATTGCCATTCAGCATAGGGCCAACACCAGACATTGGTCCCATGTTTAACCCGTGCATAAGTTCATGAGCTACAGTCGTAAGCTCTTCTAAGTTTGTAATGCGACTGTCTCTAAAAGGTGTGCCTTCTTTTAGTGCAAAGACAGTACCAGACGACCCATTCGGTGTCTTTCGGAACGACCCTCGTACTGTACCCTTATTCTCAACGCCCTTTGCATCAGCCATAGCTTGCTGATCGTGGAACATATGTATGACTACGTTTAAAGCCTCAGCGACCTTAAACATGCCTTCAATGTCGTTGACACCGTTTTCATACTCGGTGCCTTTTTTGCCTACTTGTATGGCAGCTTTGACAGCAGGGAACTGATTGACTACTTCCTGTCTTTGAGGAACTCTGCTAAAGATGGCTCCCAGTTTATCTCTTCCCTCACGTAGGGCTGGGAGTAGTCCGGGTTCTCTGTCGTCTGCTGTTCTGAGGACAGGGGCATCAACGGGGCGTCCATCGGGAACTGCTTCACCTTCCCGTAGTTCCGCATCAGTTCCTCGAATTTGCTTGCCATATTCTTTAGCCCTTTCTGTCAAAGCATCTAGGTTTACTTCTTCGCGTGTATACCAAGGTGCATTACCACTGTCCGTAACTTTAAACTTCGACGGTATAACCTTGTTCTTTGCCTTTTTTATGTCTTCTAAAAAGGCTTTGAACTGTGGAACCGTAAATTTAAAGTCACCGGCATTCGGTATGTTATAAACGAACCCCGGTTTGCCATCAATGATACCATATTTTGCACCATAAGCAAACGCCCCATATTCGCCTTCTTTAGCCATAACACCATCTAAAGGGTTGGCGTCTCCTTTCGCTCTTGCGAGTATAGCGTCAATAGTTGCGTGAGAAGCTTCTTGCTGAGAGGATGCAACCCACGTTTCCCAATGATACCGGCCTACAGATGCTGCATCAGGTCTGCCCACATCACCATAAATCTGGGCTAAACGCTGCTGAAGAGACTTTTCTAACGCTTCATAAATTAAAAGGCCCCTTGCACCATAGGTTAGGTTTGAAAGGCTTGAGCCAGTGACCGGATTACCATCAGATTTATACCCATCATACAGATTAAGGCCATCAAATCGTCCATCATTCCACATTTGTCTCATTTGGACACGGTCAAGGACCATAACATCATCGTAACCAGCAACTAAAAGTGTGAACGACACAACCTTGTTGTCTATTCCAACACCTTCACCCATACGTAAAAACTGACGGCGGACTTCTTTACCAGTTGTGTTTGGATCAGACATCATATCGTGGATTACTTGAAGACGTGATCTACCATCTCCTAAGCCAGCATCCTGCGACATTTTTAACAAAAAGGTATTTCCAAAGGCGTTAAGGTTATGCATCGCCCCAGAACCCGGCTGGCCTGATCCTTTCGGAGCCGTCTTTGATGCCCATTTCTTATATTCTTTAAGCCTGTCTTTTAAATGTCCTTTGTTTGATTTTCCCGCTGCTGCTCGTATCCACTCTTCAATACCACTAAAACTGTCTATAAACAGTCCTTCTTGTGTATAAGGACTTACGCCGCGAGACAGAAAAGACCAGAGAAATAAACGCCCAGTGTCTTCAATTCCTATCTCACCGTTTGTGTACGCTCGACGAAACTCTTTAGCATTAGCAAAACCGTGATCTGCATCAGCAATTTGGCCCGGAGTTAACTTCGATAAAAGAGCCTGTGCGCCCCCATTGTTTATATCATTAATAAACTGATGCGGCTGCACCGGTATATCGTTTGATGCAAGAGCATCCCCAAGCATATCTGACCAAGCCTGTGACGATTGCGCAGGGTCTGGGTGACGGCTTAAAACCTCATCAATGTTATCAATCTGACGGGCTGCATTTTTATTGTTAGTTTTAATGGTAAACAGTGGTTTACCTTCACGGAACGTGGGCGCGTAAACACGCAAATGAGGCATAAACCCATCTTTGTTTTCATCAGATTTAATCTGCCCAAATACTTTAGGTACGCCAGAACTAAGAGAAGCTGATTGTTCAAATGTAGGGGGTGTAACTTCTTGCGACAACGCAGGAATCGCAGGCGGCTCCATGTCAAACTTAGTGTCGTCTTCCACAGTCTCCTGTTGCATGTACGGCAAAACAGGCTGTGTGTTGTTTACAGATGGAGCCTCAGCAGACTGACGCATCTCAGGTGTTAACTCAAGTGATGGCTGTACCTGCATCTCAGGTGTTAGCTGAAGCGTTGATGGTTGCTGAAGCGCTGCTGGTTGCTGCTGCTGTTGCTGTTGTTGAGAACCTATGATGGCTTCAACCTCGGCTTTGATGCCGGGGTAGCTCTGTTCGAGTTGCGACAACAAGATCTCAACCTGACTTGGCGTCATGTTGCCTTCAGCAATCTCTCGCACGGTACGGGTCAGCAGGTTTGCGCGAACAGTCATGCTGACGGGGTCAGACGGTGCCGGTTGTGTTAGGGCTGCAGGGGCCTCTGTCTGCGCCTCAGCGGGCGCTGGAGCAACGGTTTCTAGAGCGGGGCGCTGGGTAATCTCAGTGGGCGTTTGTAGGCCCTGTGCCTGCCTCTGTTGGCTTGTGACGGCCTCTTGGATGGGCGACAGAACCAAGTCGATGCTGGCAGGGTCAACACCCAACTCATTCAGACGTTGGATCTCTTGCTGCACTGCGACAACAGGGTTGGTCAGGGGCTGTCTGAGGCGGTTTAGTGACTCGTTGAGTTGTGCCTTCTCAACTGCAGGGATCGTTGGGTTTGCATTCAGTAGCGCACGTTGATTATCGACGCGAGTGAGGTTCCGCTGGATGCCTGCTTGGTAGGCTGGTGAATTAGTGCTGACACTTCCGTCACTCACAGTGAGGGGCCTAGGCACCGTAAGATCAAATGCTGGACCCTGAGACAACTGAGAGGCACGGGTGCGTCCATAGACCTCTGGGTTGTTCTTGATCTCGCGTTTTACTGCTTGGATCAGCGGTGTAAGCTTGGGGATCTTGCCGCCATCGCGGATGTTTGTCAGATAGGTCTCTGCAGCCTTCACAAGTGCCTTGGGGCTGTCTGGGTTGTCGATGATAGCTTGGACTGCAGAGTTAATGGTGGTTCTATCAGGTCCAAAGCGTCCATCAGGCGTGTTGACCTCAAGCGCAAGCATCATCTGTGCCTCTGGAGAGGCCTTATCCATAGTGCCATCAAGACCTGCAGGATCGACACCCTCATCATAGAGCGCCCTGTTGAGTTCAAGGGTCTCCTGCTTGGATGCGTCGAGCTTTTGCTGCTCTAGATCTTTCTGAAGTTTCTTAAGAGCAATTAAAGAAGGACCGCCGGGGTCAGCGAGGCCTTCTTTGTTTTCATTCTTACGAACAAAGCGATCAATGATAGATCTTCGGCCCGTGACCTTATCGATCACACGACCACCAACGCCTATGCCAAGCGTTGTACCGTCAGTTAAGAAGGCGGCGGGGCCAAATGAGGCGTTTTGAATACCTCTAGATATACTGTAGCCACCATCCATTTTGGTGGGCAAAAAGACGTCTGTGTATTGGCTTATGCCGCCCTTCTGCCCCTTCTGAAATAGCTCTGTCGTAATATTCGACATTCTAAGAGCATTAAGGAGTTCACCGGCCTCTTTGGTAGGTGGCAAAAGGCGTTTTATTGCCGCAAATTGCTCCTCAGTGACGCTCCTTGCCACCTTTGTCTTACCAGCAGCAACTGCTGATGTTGCTGGGTTGATTTGCTCAAGCAACTGATCAAGTGAGGCTGCTTTCTTAGGGTCCAGACGTTCTCTGATGCCATCTAAGGACGACAAGTTCTTGATGTTCTGTACAATCTGACCCCTGACGGCCTCAAGTGCAGCCTTGGCGCTCTTTTTGCCAGTGCTTACGTCTTTCAAGTTGTAACCGTCTGTGCCTGCTACGCTGCGAAGCATACGTGCAACGTCAGCGGCTGCGCGTTTCTCTTGAGAAGACAGGCTTTCTGGGTCGACGATAGTGCCGTCTTTTTTAAACATTGAGCGCGTTTGCCCGAAAGCTTGGACGCCCGATATTGGTCCCGCTGCTAGGGCAGAGGCTAAAAGTTCTCCGGGGTTTTGCTCTTGATCAGTCACTGCAGTTGCAAGCGCTTCCCCAGCAACTTCACCAGTAGTTTCTAAACCGGTTCCTGCAAGAATGGCCCCCGTGTTCTTTAGTTTTGTAGGGTTGGCGGCGTTTTGAGCGGCACTGTAAACTCTACCCGCTGCTGAACCAAAAGCTAACTCGGTTGCACCAATAGCCAACGCTCTGTTTCGCGCATCTGCAACCATTTGCATCATACGGTCAGGGTTAGCTTTAAACCAAGCCTCTAGCGCATCTTTATCTTGTACGTTTACGCCCTCAGAGCCTAAAGTACGCGCTAAGTCTTGAGACATTGCAATACCTAATTCGGTGCTTCCACCAACAAGGGAAGCAAGCAAAGCACCCGACTGAGGTCCTCCTAATGCCGTACCGACAATAGCAGTGGCAACTGCTGGGGCCATTGCAGGTAAAGTACGGAGAAGGACAGTGCGACCAACACCAAGTCTATCCTCATTAAAACTGTCAAATGCGTCTGATGCTTTTGCAAGAAAACCCTCACCTTGTGGGTTAAACATTTTAGCAGCAGAAGGATTCAAAGGTATTTCCGAGGCCTGCACGCTTAAGTCCATGATAGTAGGCAAGATACCAGCAAGCTTTTGAGTTGCATCAGATGCCGCTACATCAAGGTCAGATTGGAATTGCTGGGCGCTCGGCGTGGAAGCAAAAGATCTCCTGTCGTTTGCCTGCTGTCTTAAATTCTTTATTTCATCTCTAAGCTGGGCTGCTGCATCTGGGTCTGCCGCTTCAAGCATCGACAACTCAGCCTCATAGGCATCAGCCTGTTGGTCAAAATAAGAGGCATCTTTCTCTAGTTGCGTTTGAGACGCCACGTCACTTGTGGCTGTGCCTACCGTTGATATTTGTTTTGCAGCTTTTATGCCGGGGATGATGGTCTTAGCCATCAACATACCTGCCTTTAAATCACCACTCGCATTGCTTTGGTCTGCTGAGGTTTGGGTGACCTGCTGAGGCTGCGATAATGAGTTTGCTCTAATCTGCTTGTAAGCGTTTGCAACTTTCTGAAACTCGGGGGTGTCTCTTCTGTCTTGGTTAGCGATGAGCCACTTACTGTATGATGCTAGTCTGGGGTCTTGTTGCGCCATAAGCTATCCCCCATTTACTATTCTGTCGGCTTCATTGAGTACGTCTTCTGAGACTGTAGAGGCAGGGCTGCTTGTTGTTGAGCCGTCGACAGTCGTGCCGTCTCTCAGGTTCTTGTGCATGACCTTGAGAGCCTCAATGTAATCTTCAACCCATGCCGTCCAGATTTCTTCTCCTGCATACATACTGGGTTGATCAGACATAAATATGTCCATCTCTTTCTCTGAGATGGCACCTTTGGTTTGTGCGATGTTGGCGAGGACGCGGTCAACTTTCATGCTTTGTATTTTTAGACGTATGTTCTCCCGATCATCTCCTGTCAGTTGGTCCCAACCTCTTAGGAAGAAAGATCCCCAACCAACAACACCATCGCGTCTCTTAAACCCATCAAGAACATCCTGAGCATTTTGCAGAGACAGCAGCGCCTTTGCAGCGCCCTCCTCATCTCCACTGCCTTTAGCCTTACCAGAAGACTTAGCCATACGAGCAGCCAGAGCGTCCTTGCGGCGCTGCTCCTCGTTGGCTGCAGCAACTTGAGCGTTGTACTCTTCCATCTCACGCGCACGGTTGTAGTCCATAATGTTGCCGTAGGAATCTGTCATGGCACCCATGGACGCAAGACCACCCTGTGATGCTGCAGCGTCTCCTGCGCCTGCCATGCGGATCATGGCTTCACCTAAGCCAATCCGCTGGTTAGGAATCTGCAGCGCTGGTTGTCGCATTGAGCCTCTCGCGTTGCCTGTGGCTCCTGCCAAGGCTGGCTGGTTAGTGGGCTGCTGAGGTTGCTGTTGAGGTGCTAAGGCTGGAGCCGTAGAGTTACCCATGCTCATTGGAAATGAAGGGGGTAATTGACTAGGATTAAACATCTGGTCTGAAGGCCAACTACTGTACACAAGGTCTGGGTTATCAATGCTTTGCCCAAACTTTAAAACTGGCTGATACATCTCTAGTTACCCCCAACTGCTGCCGCCAAAGAGACTACCGGGTTGTCCTATCGTCATCGTAGGAAGCTGGTCGCCGTATTGGTTCATGAAACCGAAGCCGCGCATGGCTCCTGTCATGGCTCCCATACCGGGGCTAAACATGTTTGGCTGCACTCTGTTGTCAGTAGTAGGCGCACGACCCAACATGCCGCTCATGTAGTCTTTGTACATGTTGTAACCGAAGTCGCGGTTGCCCTCGAAACGTGCTCTTGCGTCATTCAGACGGTTCTGCTCTTCGCCCTGCAAATAGCGACCTGCGTCCATGCCGAAGCCTGCCCCGGTCGACATTGTGTTCAAGGCGTTGTTGTAGGTGTTCGCAAGTTGTGCGTTGGCGTCCATAGATCTTGCAAAGGCATTGGCATCTGCGTTCATCTTACGGTCAATCAGGTTGTTTCTGACGGTCTCTCCGGTTGTCTGAGACTGTCTAGCTAGATCACTCAGAAGAGCAGCGTCAGCAATACCGGCGCGACTGCTGTTCACGTTGCCTGTGCCTGAGGACGACACGTTGTTGCCCTGCATGGCAAGCTGGGTGTTGCGGCGAGCGTCACTCATCAGGGCGTCTGTCAGAGAGCCTGCATTCTCGTTGGCGTAGTCGATAGCTCCGCTGAGGCTGTCTTGCTGGGCCTGATCATAAAGATCTCGATAGTTTTGACCGAAGCCGCTGCCCAAGTTGAACATGTCGAAACCAGACGACATAACACCGGGCGCAAAGCCACCCATGGTGTTGGCTGCTGCTGATGCGTAAGGGCTTGTGCCAGCTAAGGTTTGACCTTGGTAGTAACCTGAGTTGAGGACATCGTTGAAGGCACCTTGACCGCCGGAGAGGCCTGCGTCGACATAAGGCTTATACTGATTGAACCCCGCCATGTTGGCTGCGTTGGCCCTGTCGATAGCCTTGCGGTCTTCTTGGGCGCGTTTGTTGCCTATCATACCTCCGACAACGGTAGGCAAAACAGCGCTTATTATTTGACCCCACATAGGTTTCTATCCTTGTTCTTTTGCTTTGTTTTTGATTAGGTTTCGAGCTTCTTCAGAGAGACGCACCTCGACACAAACATTGCGTTGTCTGTTGGTTTTGTTCGGTTCAAGAGATCCGCATTGACTCGACTGAATGTCCTGCAGTCTTCGTAGTTCCGAAACATCTCTGGATGCACGATGATGCTGTAGTTGGTACCAATCCATAACACTACCACATACACGAAACCCTCCAGCATCCTTAGACATCCACCCACGCCGTACCGTTGTAGACGACAAGACCCTCAGAGGCATCGCCAAGGGGGTCCCACGGAGACACGTTGAAACGCAACATGCCCTTGCGTGGGCTGTCTGGGGGGTTATCTGCAACCTGCACACTGCTGCTCACTAGAGTAGAGATAGAGCGCTCAAGTTGCTGGAGTTCTTCTTGGATGTACCTCTTCAAGTCATCTTCTAAAGATGGCATCGGGCGTCTCGCGTAGGGGTACGCAAGTACGTTGGTTTTATCCGATAGTGCCATCTTGAGGGTTCCTACATTTTAGTGCCTAAGGTTCTTAGGTTCTTAGGTTCTAATCAAAAGTGCTATCGACGCCCTGTGACGACGACATCGACGTCCATTCCAGAGAACTTGAAGTCCTTATTGGACGTGTCGTCTGTAAGCTTGTAGCTGAGGTATCTGCCTGATGCGCGTGTGTCGACCTTGTGGTCCGTCGACATGTCGTAGGTCACTGTAGTGCCATAGCTTGGGATACCAGAGGGCAAGTCAGCAGATCCAAAGGTGAACGTGACTTCGCTGTCAGAGTCACTGGTGGTGATCTGAGGGTAAAACGCTTTGAGGACCTTGTAGCCGCTCAAAGGGCTACCGGCTTCCTGATCGAGGTCTATGCCAACACGCTCTAGGAATATGCTCTGGGTCGCTGAGGTGTCTATGGGGGCCTGTATAGCACCCACGGTGGCACCATCCATGGCAAGAAGCTTGTCGCTGCTCAGAGAGCCGCTCAGGGACTTACTGAAGAACACGTTGTGACGCGCATAGTTGCTCTCTTGGTCATGATAAGAGCCGCCGGTGGAAGCGTATGTGGTCGTGGCAGTGGCGTAAGTGGCTACAGTGTTGACGTTGGCTGTCGTGCCAGAGACGACATTGGGTAGGTCGACAAAGGACCATGTGTTTGCGCGGTAGTTGTACACGGCTGCACGGTTGCAGTGGCTGGCGTCTGGCATGGTGACCATGTCGTCGCCGGTGTGGTAGCAGAAGTAGATCTCTTCGAGGAGCGCGTTGTGGTGCACAAAGCAGACTTCGGT